GTAACCTATAATGGAAGAGTTATTACTCATGCCGATTATGTTAAATTATCAGATGTTGAATTCAGAGTTAGACAAGGGGGTAGAGAAAAAGTATTAAAAGATAAAAGAAAGAATGTTCATTCATTTGTAATTGGAACTTTAATGGATTATTGTAAATTTCCTTGTGAGAATTTACCAAGTGAACCAAATAGTAATATAGTAACCTATAACCCTTACAAATATAACTCTTATGTTGTAAAAGATACCGAAGAACCAATATATAGTGCCGGTGAAGTTGAAATGATAAATTTAAGAGACAAAATATTTATAACAAAATAATAACATGCCATTACCAAATAAAATAAAGAAAACAATTCCGTTAACATTTCCAAAAACTCTTTACCCAAGAAGAGAACAACTATTGGAAAAAATTAATAAAGACGGAACTTATTTACCAAAATCAATTTTACACGCCGATTTGGATGGGGGTATGTTAAATTTTGTTCAAAATGAATTAGAAACAATTGTGGAAGGTAAAGTTATCCCAATGGTTGATATCATTATTACTTCACAAAACTGGTCACAATTTACAGAAACTTGGAATTTTCAAGATTTGGACTCAAACGTTTCCCCTCCGTTTATTACAGTTGTAAGAAACCCGGAAGTTAAATTCGGAACAAATCCTGCGTTACTATATAACATACCAAACAGAAAACAATATTTTTATGCTCAAGTTCCAACTTGGGATGGAAATAGAAACGGTATGGATATATACAAAATACCTCAACCTGTTCCTGTTGATATTACATATAGTGTTAAAATAATTTGTAATAGAATGAGAGAATTAAATGCTTTCAATAAAAATATTCTTGAAATGTTCGCATCTCGTCAAGCCTACACAACTATCAAAGGTCATTATATTCCAATCATTATGAATAATATTACTGATGAGTCAGTTATGAATATTGATAAAAGAAAATATTATATTCAAAGTTATGATTTTACAATGTTAGGTTTCTTAATTGATGAAAATGAATTTGAGGTTGCTCCCGCAGTTTCAAGAGTTTTAACGGTTGTTGAATTTGAAAAAGAATCGTTCACTCGTGGACGAAGAAAAAATATTACTGACGAATCTACTGTTAGTAATTTTTTATTTGTTGCAGGGAACAATATTTTATCACAAATTTTTGATTACACAGTTGATTTAAATTTAGGTGAAACAACTAATATTGATTCATTTGACGTGTATCTAAATAATCAATATTATGGTACTGATTTATTTCAAATTCAGATAAACACAAATGATGTTTTAAAAATCATAGTGGTTAAAAATGATGACTCAAAAGAAGGTATTATTGAGTTAAATAATGAAATAGTTTAGTTTTCACCATAAATATCCTTCTTTTCCTTACATTGGTCTATAATCATTCTTTCTAAAAAACGATACATTTTTATTCCCCTCTTTTCACAATAGGTCTTTAGGATACTATGAACCTCGATTGATATCTTTAGGTTCTTAATTTTTTTTTCGTTATCTGCCATGGTAGAATAAAGGCAGAATTTATTCTACCTAATTTATAAATACTTCTTAAGAAGTAAAGTATTTTGGTTTTTTTGATAATATTTATCAATAAAAATAAATTTACAAATTAAAAAGACAAACTAATGGCATCAAATCAAAAAGTATTCGTATCTCCCGGAGTATATACTTCTGAAGTTGATTTAAGTTTCGTAGCACAAAGTGTGGGAGTTACCACGTTGGGTATTGTGGGTGAGACCTTAAAAGGTCCTGCTTTCGAACCTATTTTTATACGAAATTTTGATGAATTCACAAATTTCTTCGGTGGAACTTCTCCAGAAAAATTTATAAATACACAAATTCCAAAGTACGAAGCGGCTTATATTGCTAAATCATACTTACAACAATCTAACCAATTATTCGTAACGAGAGTTTTAGGATTATCCGGTTATGATGCAGGACCATCTTGGTCTATAACAACAAAAGCGAATGTTAACCCGACAACGGTTGATTTCTTTTGTGAAAGTGCTACAACTGAGAATTGTATAACTGAGTGTATTGACTTTAAAACAATTAATTATTCTATTGAATTCTCGGCGTGTACTAACAGTATTGATAGTATAGTGTTTACAAACACATCTAATTTAGCACCTGAGATTTCTTCAATATTAAACGAACCTTACGAACAATTCGATGGTAGTATAAGTACGTTGTATACTGATTTCTCTAGACAAATTTTTGACGTAGTTTCAACACCGGCAAAAGAGGATACTTCAATTTATTACTACGGAGCAATACCAACAAGTGTTTATTCAGGATTAAGTGAGGTGTATACAGGTGAAACAAATGTTTACGAAGTTGATAATGTAAGTGCTAATTTATGTAATTACTCAGCACCACAAAATGACCCTTGGTATTACTCATTATTTGATAATGTTGGTAATGCCGCTTACACAGGATTTTCATTTTGGTCAGTTGTGACAGGATTAACATTGACACCTATTATTACAACTACAACGTCTACGTCAACAACAACTACTACAACTGACCCATGTACAACTACAACATCAACATCAACCACTTCAACAACAACGGCTAGACCTACACATTGTTATACAGGTACATTGATAGGTGTTATTTATGTCTATTCGGGAACCGCATATACTGATTATGATGATTTAGTAATTGCTACATTACGTTCAAGAGGTCTTTCAACATATGGTTTAGATGATGGTCCGGTTTATGAAGTATCAGGTTTAACTGATGTTAGTTTAGATTGTACAGGAACATATTCAGGTGTAACTAAAAACCCATTTTCAACTTTTGGTGTTAACATCACAAGTAAAGATGGTGACCAATATTTCTTTGAAACATCCTTCTCAAACTCTGACCCTAAATATATAAGTAAAGTATTTGGAGCGTCTAACTTCTCTAAACCAAGAACAGTAGTTCCATTATTTGTTGAAGAAAGATTCCAAGCTTTATTAACAAATGCTTGGAGAATGGGTTATATTAGAGGTTTAAATTGTGAATTAACCGCTTTACCTGACGCACGTCAAGCAATTGACCCAACATCAATAGCATTTTATTTAGAGAAATATCAATCTCCGGTATCACCTTGGGTTGTTTCTGAATTAAGAGGTAATAAAGTTTATAACTTATTTAAATTTACAACTATTGCTGATGGTGATTCTGCTAACGTTGATATTAAAATATCGTTAGCTAATATGTCATTTAACAACGGTACTTTTGATGTATTGATTAGAGATTTCTTTGATACTGATTCTGCTCCGGTGGTTCTTGAAAAATATACTAACTGTACAATGAACCCTCAAGATAATTCATTCGTAGGTAAGAAAATTGGTAGTTTAGATGGTGAATATCCATTATTATCAAGTTATGTTATGGTTGAGATGAATGAGGATGCTCCGATAGACGCACTTCCTTGTGGATTCTTGGGTTATGATTATAGAGAATATGCTGGTGTTAGACCACCATTCCCATTAATTAAAGCTAAATACTATTATCCTGGTGAGGTAGTTTATAATCCACCATTTGGTTTAGCATCAGGTGCGGACGATACTACTACAAGTGCGGGTGATAATGTAAGAAGAACTTATTTAGGTATCTCTGATACTGAAGGTATTGATGTTGACTTCTTCCAATATAAAGGTAATCAACTTCCTTTAGATATATGTAACGATACTGAAGGTAATCCTTGGAACTTTAGAACTAGAGGATTCCACATGGATGAAAATGCAACAGGTATTACAATACCTAATGTATTTGTAACTAGTGGTACACCGGCGTTCTTCTGTGGTGACGCACCATTTACATCAGACCCTGATAACCCTGAAAATCCTTACTATAGAATTTTTGCACGTAAATTTACTTTACTTGTTAAAGGAGGTTTTGATGGATGGGATATCTACAGAGAATTTAGAACAAATACTGATAGATTTGTATTAGGTAGAGCAGGTTATTTAAGAGGAGCTTGTCCAACACCAAGATACCCTACCGCAACAGGTTGGGGGGCATTCAAACAAATTAGTGTAGCGGGTAATACTCAAGATTTTGCGAACACCGATTATTACGCTTATTTATTAGGTCAAGAAACATTTGCAAATCCTGAAGCAGTAAACATTAACGTGTTTGTTACACCGGGTATTGATTATGTTAATAACTCTAATTTAGTTGAAAACGCAATCGATATGATTGAATTTAGTAGAGCAGATTCATTGTACGTTTGTACAACACCTGACTACAATATGTATGTTCCTTCAACAGGTAATCAATTTGACTTTATTTACCCACAAGAGGCTGTAGATAATTTAGCAAATTCAGGTATTGATTCTAACTACACGGCGACTTACTACCCTTGGGTATTAATGAGAGATACAGTTA